CTTTTTATTAAAAATGTATATTTATTACAAATAAATTGTATATTAGAGACATGAAAGAACTACAAGAAAGATTGCTCAAGGTTCAAAGTGAACTAAAAGCACCAAAGAATCAAAGGAATAACTTCGGTAAATATAACTACAGAAGTTGTGAAGACATTTTAGAAGCAGTTAAACCTTTATTAGCTAAACATGGATTACTTATTACAATTGCAGACCAAGTACACGAGGCTGGTAATTATATGTATGTTGAGTCTACTGTTATGGTATCGTATGAAGGTGATAGGTTGGCTTCAACAGCACAAGCAGGTATTGATCCAAACAGAAAGGGGATGGATATTGCACAGAGTTTCGGTTCATCGAGTTCATACGCAAGAAAGTACGCCCTTAATGGAATGTTCTTAATTGACGACACTAAGGATGCAGACGCAACTAACACTCATGGTAATGTTACCAAAACTGTTACTAAGAAGAAAGCTACTAAGCAAGTTATTAGTGCTATGAAGAAAGCTGTTACTGAAGGTAATAAGCAAGCTGTCATAGATAAGATAACGGATTATGAGTTGTCTGAGCAAGATGTTATGGACATAATGAAAGGTGAGTGAGCAATTAAGTTACTAGAGAAACATGGATATGAAAGAATTTAAGATAAGATGTTCTGCTATTGGTCAAATTATGGCTAATAGCAGAAGCAAAACAGAGGTTTTAAGTAAAACTACACAGTCTTATGTACAAGATTGGATGAAAGAACAGATCTACGGAGGTCAAAAGTTCACAGGAAACAAGTACACAGAGAAAGGTTTAGAGATGGAAGACGAGTCTATTGACTACTTTTCTGAAGAGCTAGACTTAGGTTTCTTAGCTAAGAATACTGTAAAGTATCAGAATGAGTTTATGACAGGTACTCCTGACTTAATACATAACGGTGTTATTATTGATATGAAGAATAGCTGGGATCATTGGACTTTTCCTCTGTTTGAAGATAAGATCCCTACTAAGGACTATTATTGGCAGCTACAAGGATATATGGCACTAACTACCCTAAAAAAAGCAAAGTTAGTTTATACTCTAATGGAAACGCCAACGGATCTGTTGAATCAATGGACAGACGTTCCTTATGAGTATGATAACTTAGAAGCTAAGTACAGAATCAAAGTATTCGAGGTAGAAAGGAATGATGATGACATCCAGAAAATATATGATAGAGTTGAAGAATGTAGAGAATATATAAAAACCTTAAATACAAAAGTTAATGAAGAACAAAACTCCTTATGTAGTTAAAGACATTTTAGAAGATGTCTTAGATACTGTTGTTAAAACTAGAAACACTAATTTAGATACTAAGGCTCATGCTGCAAAGATGATTCTTTATAGAGATCATAACGTAGATGTTTCAATTACTACTCTTAGAAAAAGATTAAAACTAAGAGGTGAAGTATAATAACAGATCTATCTTCTTGTGTACGTTTATTTTTCAGATAAATACTGGAACTAAACATATAAGATCTAAGATATAAAAAGATAAATAAGTTTGGTGAATTAAATTATTTAAATTAGATTTACAAAAAAATTGAAAGTATGAAGATAGGAAGAATTGAATATTTATCTCCTCAGGAGTTTGCAGACATTAAAGGCTGTAGTTTAAAGACAGTTTATAATTTCATGAACAATGGAGAGGATAGCGACGGTTATAAAGTTGTAACTGAAGTTATTTTAAAGAAGAAAATGATTAATGTAACAAAATACAAAGGGACTTTGGTGGGTGCTAAATAGCATCTACTGAAACCTTTACTATAGTAAAACGTAAACATAATAACAAATGGAGTTAGAAGGATACTTAACAGTAATGCAATACGCATTAAAAGAAGGAATAACAAAACAAGCTGTATACTATCGGATTGAGAAAGGTATAGTAGAGAGTGTTAAAATTGGTAAGGTAATCCTTATTAAAGAGTAGTATTTTTTTATTTTAAAACTTGAAAATAGTAAAACAATGGCAAAATCATTTAAAACAAACTTTAGAAACAGACTGAAACAACACGGATTAAGAAACGGACAATTATTTCTTGAATTTTTAAAAACACAAGCCAACATAGATTTATCAGACTATAAGATTGACAGAGAAGACGCAATTAAAATTGCTGAGGGTGAGTTGTTTCAATACCGAGAACATTTAAAAGTAAGATAATGGAAGGTTGGATTAAACTACATAGAGAGTTGTTGGAGTGGGAGTGGTATGACCATATCCCAACCAAGACTCTTTTTATTCATCTGTTGCTTAAATGTAATCATAAAAACAATACTTATAGAGGGACAGAGGTAAAAAGAGGTCAAACCCTAACTGGGAGGAAGCAATTATCTGTTGAAACTGGCTTGACTGAGAGGCAAATTCGTACTTCTTTGAGTAACCTTAAATCGACCAATGAAATAGCCATTAAATCGACCAGCAAAGGAAGTGTTGTAACCATTGTCAAATATGACTCTTATCAAGATTCAGACTACAAATCGACCAGCAAAACGCCAACAAGAAGTCCGAATAGCGACAAACAAACGACCACTAACAATAATGATAATAATGATAATATAAACTTATTGTCGGATGAAGTTATCTGTTATCTTAATGAGAAGTTGAATAAGTCATTCAAAGCAACAGATAAAGTAAAAAGAATGATAGGGGCGAGAAGTAAGGATGGATACAAACTTGAAGACTTCAAAAAAGTAATTGATTCAAAATATGAAGAATGGATAGGTAAAGATAAAATGAAAAACTATCTTCGCCCTTCAACTTTATTTGGAACAAAGTTTGACGAGTATCATGGAGCAGTAACAGATAAAGAAGCAGAAGTTAAGTCTTGGAAAGAGAGAAATTCAAAACCAGTAGGAACAGTAAACGATATATTTTAAATATGAGCAATAAAGTAACAGTAACACCTAGCGTAATGAAGCCTAAAGATGTGCATCATGTAGGAATTGAAAAATCGTTTGAAAGAATAAGAGATGGAAAATCAAGGAAATCTGTAGAAGAAATAAGAAATTTTCAGATATTGATGGATAAATGCGACCAATCAACAGAACAAGGAAAGCAAGATTACAAGGAGCTGAAGAAGCACAAGGACTCAATAAAAAGATCTTTACCATCTTGGTCTTACTCTGGAGTATTTGAAGGTAGAAAGAACGCTAACTGTCAAGAATCAAGTGGTCTTATGGTGTTAGATTTTGATGGTATTGATGTAACTTATGCCAAGAATGAACTAAAGAACAGAGACTATATCTTCGCAACATGGGAGTCGCCATCAGGAAACGGAGTAAAGGCTTTAGCTAAGATAAAACCATCTGTAAAAGACGAGGACTACAAGGCTGTCTACAAGCAAATAGAGTATGATTTAAAGTACTTAAATATAGACGAGGCGTGTAAGGATATATCTAGAGCTTGCTTTGAGAGTTACGATCCTGAAATCTACATAAATGACAATCCTAAAGAGTTTGAATTAACTCAGATTGACGTAATGGAGGGCATCAGAGGTATGATATTTAAGAGTGGTGAAGGAAAACTACATGACAGAAGATTAGCTGCAGGTAACTATGCTGGAGGACTTATAGCTGAAGGATTAATCTCTGAAGAAGAAGCATTAGCAGAGTTAAAAAAGGCTGTTATTGAGCATGGTACGGCAGATCCAATAATGGCTATGAAAGACCTAAAGGATGGTATAAAGAACGGTATGGGTAGACCATTACCTAAAGAAATGATACCTACTGTTGAAGCACCTAAAGAGACTATTTTAGACAAATACCCTGCGTTATCTTTTGTATCAAATATGCAAGATGACCTTAACTTTATACATAAGCTTAGAAGAGGAGAATTAGAGATTGGGAAGCCAACAGGATACAAAGACCTAGACGAATACTTTAGATTTAAGGAAGGTAAGTTTAATGTGATTATGGGTAGAGCCAATGTAGGTAAATCTTACATTGTATGGTTTTTGATGGCATTAGCAAACAGACTTCATGGATGGAAATGGATTGTATTTTCAGGAGAGAATGAGTCGTTTTCTGTGAGGCAAGAGTTAGTTAAATTCATCTCAGGACAGCAAGTAGATAAGCTATCTGATTGGGAGTTAGAGAAGGTTATGGAGCTTGTAGATGAGAACT